CTATGTGTTGTCGGAATTCCCTGAGCGTTTCCATAGGTTTAGCTTTGTCAGCGGCGTTTACGATGCCGACGATGAGGAATAATTTGCTGATAGGCTTGTCAGTTTAATTTAAAACTGTAGCATTAGCACCCCGCGTTTGACGGCGCGATGATAGAGGGATAAAATCGAAATGACCGGGAACTGTGGCGATGTCCAAGGCTTGCCTAAAAACCACAGAAGCGGCGGGAGGCGCGCTCCCCCCTCTGCACCCGCTGCATCCGTCAAGCCCCGGTCATACTCAATTCGTGACATCAAGGATCGCCTGAGCCCGTCTCACATCGAGGCGCTGTGCAGAGACTGGTTGCCGGGTGGCAAGCGGCAGGGCGGTTGGTATCTGGCATGTGCGCCGTGGCGTGACGACCGGAACCCCTCGCTGGGCGTATCGTTCAGCACCGGGCGCTGGAGCGACTTCGCGACGGGCGAGAAGGGCGACATGATTGACCTGTCCATGAAACTGTTTGGCGACAGCCTACAGGAAACGATTGCTGGGTTCGCCGAGATGCTTGGCCTGACCCATGCGTAAGGTAGACCTGAAGGCTTTGGCGATTGCTGAGGACATCACGGCGAAGGCGGAGATTGTCACGCCGATGCCTGAGCCGGTGGTGATCCCTGATTCGCTGCGGAAGTCTCTTGGCCCGGAGCCTGATGCGATGTGGATTTACCGCATGGCTGATGGCGCGGCGTTCGGGGCGGTGGCGCGGTGGAATCCGCCGGGTGGGCGTAAAGAGATCAGGCCGATTATCTGGGACGGGAAGAAGTTTCTCACGTCCGGGTTCGGCAAGGGACGACCGCTGTATAACGGCGACCTGCTGGCGGCATCGCCGACTGCGCCTGTCCTGATCGTCGAGGGCGAGAAGGCCGCCGATGGTGCAGCGCAATATCTGCCTGAGGGCTGGGTCATTACGACGTGGCAGGGCGGGGCGAAGGCTGTCGATCAGACGGACTGGAGCCTGCTCGATGGGCATAGCTGTGTGGTCTGGCCGGACAATGACACGCCGGGGATCGAGGCGGCGCTGGAGATTCAAAAGATACTGGGCCAGCACCGTGTGCCGGTATCGATTGTCACGCTGAGTGTGGTGTTCCCGGACGGGTGGGATCTCGCCGATGCGCTGCCGCTGAAGGTGAAGCCGCAGCAGATCACGGACATCTTGCGCCGGGAAATGACACGCGCGGCGGTGCCAGAGATGGTTGTCGATATCACATCGCTGGAGAGCGATGACCCTGACGAGGAGGCCGCGCGTGAGTGGCGACCGCTGGGGCATGACCGCAACAAATTCATGCTGATGCTGCAGAACCAGCAGCAGGTGATCGTGTTCGATCCTGACCGCCTGATGAGTCAGAAGGGGTGTATGAACATCCACGGCGACGTCAATCACTGGGGTCGGCTGCAGGGCAAAGAAGACGGCAAGAACGTGGACTGGGTTGCATCTGGCGTGATGCTGATGGAGCAGTGCAACAAGGCCGGGGTGTATGACGCGACGAAACTGCGCGGGCGCGGCGTGTGGCTGGATCCCAAGAGTGATGAAGACATGCGTGCGATACTTAATTCCGGGAACAAGCTCTTGGTTAGCCGGCCTGATGTGCCGCTGCGGGAGATTTCGCACGTCCGCCTGAAGAGCCAGTATATTTACGAAAAGGGCCGCGACCTGATCCTGAATGTCGATAACTTTGAGGCAATGGCGAGCGACGACGATGGCCGCATGATCCGCGAACTGTGCGGGAAGGTGCGCTGGGATGCGCCGATCTATGGCGACCTGCTGGCTGGCTGGATTGCAACGGCGGTGGTGTGCGGCGGACTGGACTGGCGCACCCATGCGTGGGTTACGGGTAACCAAGGGTCAGGGAAGTCCACAGTGGTAAACACGGTGGCCGGCGCATGCCTTGGCGATCTGGCGATCTATCCGCTGGGCGCCACGACCGAGGCCGGTATCCGGCAGGTGGTGCAGAACGATGCCATGCCGGTGGTGTTCGACGAAGCGGAGGGCGACGAGAAAGAGAACAAGATGGCGGCTGCGGCGCGGCGCAAGGCCGTGATGGATCTGATGCGGCAGGCGTCGACCGAAGGGCGGGGGCGCATCCTGAAGGGGTCAGCGAACCACCAAGCGCGGGCGTTCACCATGAGGTCTTCGTTCCTGATGTCGTCGATTGGCGTGGGCCTGAAGGAGGCCGCCGATCTAACACGCACCGCGGTGCTGACGATCAAGCCGCTGGACTCTTTCACGCGGGAGGAGCGGCGCAAGAAGGAGGAGGAGTTCAAGGACTTCGTGGCGCTGGCTTCGTCGATCCCAAGGGATATGCCGCAGCGCCTGCTGGGTCGCCAATTGCACAACCTGTTCACGCTGCGCCACAACATCTTGGTCTTCAAGGAAACGATTGCCACCGTTCTGGCCAACCGCCGTATCGGCGACCAGTTGGGGACGCTGATGGCCGGATGCTACAGCCTCTATTCGACGAAGCGTTTGGACATGAAGCAGTGCGAGAAGTATCTGAACACGGTGAACCTCGACGAGTTCCTGCAGGTGAAGGCGGAGCGCGAAGACCGGGTGCTGCTCGATCACATCGTGCAGAGTGCGATCCGCGTTGAAACCCTGCACGGTGTGCAAGACCGGACGATTGGTGAGCTTCTGGTCATTGCTCTTACCCGGCATGAGAACGCAGATGTGAGCCTGAAAATTGCGGACGAGTCGCTGGCGCGCGTCGGTTTGAAGGTTGAGATCGAGCATGGGCTGGCGGTCGGAGTGTGGATTGGCCAGAGTATCGCTGCCCTGAACAAGATCATGCAGACGTCGGTCTATTACGAAGGTTGGTCGGGCGTGTTGCTGCGCCATCCGAGTGCGAGGAAGAGCGATAACTCGCTCCGCTTCAAGGGGTCTATGTCGCGTGGGATTTATCTACCGAAGCATGAGTGGCCAGTAGGATTATGAGACTGAAGAAGAGATCGAAGGGCTACGAGCTTGCACTCCAGACAGTGCGCGGATGGCCTGATTCAACGCTGATGGAACGTGAGCCGCATGAGTTGACATACACGTTTGGTGTTAGCTCTGATGAAGCAAACGTGATATTTAAGGATGAGCGGTATCGCCGTGACTTATAAGTTTAAAAAACCGGAGGACAGAATGACGTTTCAAGTTGAAGATGGTTTCGCAATCCCGGCGGCACGCCAGCCGAGCAGCCGGCGTCCGAAGTATCCGTGGACGAAGCTGGAGGTGGGGCAGAGCTTCTTCGTCGAGGGCGCACCGCTCCGCTCGATGACCAGCACTGCGTCGCATGCTGGCCGGCGCTACGGTAAGAAGTTCATCGTCCGCTTGGCCGATGGCGGTGTGCGCGTGTGGCGTTACGAGTAAGCTGAGAAACAGGAGAGCATCATGAAGAAGTTGATTATCGCTGCCGTGATTGCAGTGACCGCCGCCACCCCGGCGTTGGCTCTGTCGAGCTACCTCGTTGCGGAATGGTATGCCAACGGCAACCACTTCTGCCGCTACGACAACGGCACCGTTCTGAACGTGGGCTATCGCATCTGCCCGCTGAAGATCGAAGCCTGAAGATGGGAGGTCTCGCCCTGATGGCCATCATGGTGGCGACGTTCGCACTGGCGTTCTACCTGATCGTTCGCAACAAAGCGACTGAGCAGGAAACGAACGCCATGCTTCGAGAAGACATCTGGTCATGAGTAGTTCCAGCGGATCTTTGCCGCGCCACTACTACGTCTGGGTGGACTCCTCCTTCCTGCGCGAACATGGCACCGGGTATGAACCGGCGGTGTGGTTCGGTTTGCATTCGCACCCGGGCCGGGCATGGGGCTGTCACGTCATGCTGGAGTGCGGTGCATTCTATCGTGGCCTGCCGCCCCATGCCATCAGCTTCAGCGCCGATCCGGCATGCACCGATTGGACACTGCCGCAGGCGCAGGTGTGGGACTGCTACGGCAGGGACTTCTCGCTGCTGGTCTATGATTATCTGGACGGGCTACGGGTGAAGGTGAAGGGCGGAGAGGCCGGCGAGTATCTGTTTACGGCGGTGCCTCAAGGCGATGCATTCACGCACGATCCCAGCCAAGGGAAAGAGTTCATGTTCATCCGCACCGTTCGTGACCGACTGACCATTGTGCCGACGAACAGCTTGCTGTTCGAAGAACGTTCATTCACAGTCGATCAGGGCTGGCCGCACCTCAAGAAATCCACAGAAGTGTGGTCATGCGAATGACGAATAAGGATGTGCGCGATCCGCGCGACGGACTTGGATGTGCCGAGAAGACTTTCCAATAATTGGGGAGTCGGCACGTCGCCCCCCGCTGGCAGACCGGGCCAAGATGTCTGCCAAACAAGGACATACAATGCAGCTTCGAGATTATCAGGAATCCGCTGTGCAGGCGGTGCGCGATAGCTTTCGCGCTGGTTACAAGAACACGCTGCTGGTCAGCCCGACCGGGAGCGGGAAGACGGTGATCTTCTCATACATCGCCGCCGGCATGGCGCGGAACAACAAGCGCATCCTGATCGTGGCTCACCGTCGCGAACTGCTGAAGCAGATCAGCAATGCCTTGAAGAAGGTCGGCGTAGCGCATGCGGTGATGACGGGCGGATACCGTGGAGTGCCAACGGCGAACGTCGTCGTGGCATCCGTATTCACTCTGGTGAAGCGAATGAAGGGTATCAAACCGTTCGATCTAATCATCGGCGACGAGGCCCATCACTTCACGCCTGACTCCAGCTGGGGCAAGGTCGTCGCTGGATTCCCAAGCGCCCGCGTATTGGGCGTCACAGCCACGCCTGAGCGCCTCGACGGTAAGGGGCTGGGCCAGATGTTCAGCGACATGGTGATGGGCCCTACGGTGGCAGAATTGACCGCTCAGGGGTTCCTATCCCATGCCGTGGTCTATGCGCCGAGTGCGCCGGATCTGGACGGCGTCGGCACCCGCATGGGCGACTACGTGCAGAAGCAGCTTGAGGAGGCGATGGTTAAGACCGTCATCACCGGCAGCGCGGTCAAGCACTACGGGAAGTATGCGCCGGGCAAGAAGGCTATCGCGTTCTGCGTGAGCGTGAGGCACGCTAAGGATGTGGCTGCAGAATTCCGGGAAGCAGGATTCACCGCGAGCCACATCGACGGGGGCATGAAAGAAGAGGAACGCGACGGCGTCCTGAAGGCGTTCGAGGAAGGCCGGGTGCAGGTGCTGACCAGCTGCGATCTGGTGAGCGAGGGCTTCGATCTGCCAGCGGTGGAGGTGGCAATCCTACTGCGCCCGACGAAGTCTCTGGGCCTATACCTGCAGCAGTGCGGGCGCGCAATCAGGCCACACCCTGACAAGGAGAAGACCATCATCCTCGATCACGCCGGCAACACGGCGCGGCACGGGTTCATCGACGACGACCGCGAGTGGACGCTGGCCGATGGGTTCGTTCAGGGGCGTGGCAAGGGCGACAAGGCGGAGACGGTGCGGACATGCACTGCCTGCTTCGCCATGCACAAGCCGAGCTCGACCTGCCCAGTGTGTGGTTACGTCTATCCGGTCAAGCCGCGCGTTGTGAAGCACGTCGATGGCGATCTGGTGATTATGGCCCGCGAGGGTGAGCAGGACATCACGACCGACGAGGGCATGCTCCAGAACAAGTTCAAGGTGCTGATCAGCGTCGGGCGCAAGCGTGGATATAAGAACCCAACGCTCTGGGCATACAATGTCATCTGCGGTCAGGAGGCCGCGCGGATTGCGAAGAAAGTGGGAACACGAAACATTCCGACCACGAATGGGCTTACTCAGGAAGAGAGGGTATCGATATGGAAGACGATAAATGGGACGGGTCAGAGCGCGACACGATATTGATCCCTCTGTCGCTGATACACGCGCTGTCAGATGGGCTGCTGCGGGCGCTGGATGAATGGCAGGAAGAGCGCGGCATCGATGGGATACATGCGGACAGGTGTCTCGTTGCAATGGCTGCCGCTGTCAGTGCCGCGATGGAATCGCTGACCATCGAGAACGAAGGGATGACGATCCAGTGAAAGAAGCAATCCTACAAGCCGAGATTCGCCTCGCTCTGGGCCAGCGCACGGAAATCATGATGTTCCGCATCAACGTCGGTAAGTTTCGCCCTCTGGACGGTGGACAGCGCGTGATTCAGTCGGCGCCAGAGGGAACCCCGGACTTGCTGGGCGTCATCACCCCCGGGCGCGCGTTCGCTATTGAGGTGAAAACACAGCGTGGCAAGCAGCGTCAGGTTCAGGCCGCATGGCAGGTCGCATGGGAGAGACGTGGCGGAATCTACATCTTAGCCCGGTCTCTCGATGATGTTTACAAGGGGCTTGACATAAATCCGTAGACAGTCGTATGTGCGTAGGCCGACAACAACAATACCGGAGGCATACATGGTAGCAGTATCTGTACGTGACCAGATTCATTGGCACGAGTTAAGATCCAAACACATTGGCGCAAGCGAAGTCGCCGCGCTCTTCGACATGTCCCCGTTCACGACGCTCTGGCAGTTGTGGATGGAGAAGTCTGGCAAGTTGCCGCCCGAAGATCTCTCGGGTAACAAGTCTGTTCAGGCCGGCACCTTCCTCGAAAGCGGCATCGCTAACTGGGCGGCGCACCGTTGGGACATGAAGATCGACAAGGTCGTCGATTACTTCACGGCGGACGACTGCCCCGGCATGGGCGCATCGCTGGACTTCCAGACGGACGGTGGCCACCCGGTCGAGATCAAGTGGTCGGCTCACGGTGACGGCTGGGAATACGAAGGTGAGACGATCACCTGCGCTCCCGACAATTATGTCCTGCAGGTTCAGCATCAGATGGCATGCACTGGTGCTGAGTATGGCTGGCTGATTGCGCTGCTGCGGAACGAGCCACGCCGCATGAAGATCCCTCGCAGCGAAGAGATAATTTCGAAAATTAAATCTCATGTCGGTTTGTTCTGGGACAGTGTAGCTTGTTGGGCGGAGCCCCCCGTAGACTTTGACAGGGACGGGGACGCCGTCGTGCGCCTGCTGGACTTCGTGCCGATGTCTGAGGTGACGCTCACCACGGAGCATGCCCACTTGTTCCAGACGTATCTGGAGAACGCTGCGATTGAGAAGGAGGCCAAGGCCAAGAAGGAGGCAGCGAAGACCGAGCTTCTGACCCTCAGCATTGAGGCGATGGGGAAGATGAACACGTCGCAGGAGAAGGCCGTCGTCAAGTGCGGCGACCACAAGCTGTCGATCAGCACTGTGAAGGCGTCGGTTGGCACCGAGATCACAGAGCAGATGATCGGATCGTTCTACGGCGCCCGTTCTGGCTACAAGAAAGTAACGGTGTCTAAATGATAAGGTACACTACGATTAGAAAAGACAGCGTGATGATGCGGGTCGACCGTATGTTGCTGGCACAGCTTCGCTCACTGGCTGGGCGTCATCCACTGAAACCCACCCTGCGCGCTACGGTCGAGCGCGCCATCGAACTCATGATCGAAGATCTTGAAGAGGAACTGAGCAATGCAAACAAGTAACCTTCCCGCCAAGCCGATGGATCGGTTCAAGCAGGAACTCGCCATGCGCGAGAGCCACCTGCGCAGCCTGCTCCCGCAGGCCATGACCGTCGATAAGTTCCAAGGCATCGTCGTGGCCGCTGTGGCGGACAACATGGACCTGCTGGAGTGTGATCGCGGCTCGCTCCTGAAGGCGTGCCTGAGCGCCGCAGAACTGGGCCTGAGCCTCAACAAGAGCATGGGTGAGGCCGACATCCTGAAGGTGTGGGACA